TGTGGCATGGAGGCCAAAATACGCTTTGTTTCTTTACTTAACTTAAATGCACCATTTGTTTTCATTATATCTCCAAATACTTCAGTTGAAAATTGTCTGCAATTTCTTCGTAGTCAGCATACCCACGAGGATTACAAACCACTCTTGTGCTACCAATCATATAATCAAATTTTTCATGTGTATGTCCATGTGTCCACAGTTTAATCTGTGGTCTTTCTAAGATGAAGTCAATCAAATCGGAATGATAACCACCGTTCATCAACTTATCGTGTGCATATTTTGGATGAATACTAAAAGGACTTGGTGTATGATGACCAACCACAACAAACTTCTTATCATGGTTACCTTCTGTTACAGCTTTGATGTAACCTAGCATTTTACGATGGTCTTTCACAGCATCTTCAGGACAAAAACGAGAAGGACTTTCTGTGTGTTTGAAACCAATCTGCTTGTGAGAACCGTTTTCAGTTTTTGTATATTTTGAACCGTTCTTACCATCTTCTGTGTATAGTGGATTTTCTTCGTAGATTGGAACTTTACGAGATACCATACGATTAGAATTGTCAACACAACGGAAGTCATTCATTCTTTGTTGAATGTGGAATAATGTCAAAGGGTCTTCCTTGTTCATATCAGTCCACAAAGTACCACCAATGAATGTAAATTCATCATGTAAAGTCCAAACTTCTTTGTCCAAGATTTGCAAGTTAGGCAAATACTTTAACATCTTCTTCAAATGTGGAATTGTATCTTTGAAATCACCATGATAGTGTTCGTGGTTACCCACAACATAAACCACATGAGGAAAGTTATCGCAACAATTATAAAAGAAATCATGGATACGGCGGCTTCTTTCAGAGCCTTTACCAGCATGACCATATTTTAAGTCAGCACTATCCACATCTAATAAATCTTTTGCAACACAAATGTCACCTGAAAGAATAAGAACATCCGCACCCTCATCATTAGTGAGTGTGATTGTTTTGAATTCAAGGTGAAGGTCGGAACATACAGCTATTTTCATAATACTACCATTATAACATGAGGAGAGGACAAATGTGGCAATAATGCCATACTTGCCTTGCTTTGCTGGTTACGGGATCCAGCGATTTCGTATCGTCAAGTCCGCTTTAGAACGCTTCGTACCATAAGTCGGTCCTAAGGTGAAGTCAATATAATGAATCTGGTTTTTTACCAATATTATATTTTGTTACCAATTCCCATTCGTGTTTCTCTTTGAATGAAATGATTTTAATTTGGTGAAGTGGTGCAATATTGTCAATCATAATTTGTGGATTAATAATTGTAACTAGACCCCATTCTTCTAACAACTTTGCAATTGCATTTCTCCTCTGAATATCATTTTCAGAAATGTTAGATGGTTTGCCGTCAAGAGCAAACAACTCTTTGAAATGCACGATATAATACTGGCCTTGCTTATGTAAAATATGGCAAGACTGATACAGAATCCTTTCTTTCCTAGATGACACACCAATTCGTGTTAGCGTTTCACGAACCTTCAAAAAGTCATCCTGTTCATTGAGAGTTACTTCAACGAACTTGCTTAAATCTACCATGATGTTTATCCACCCGTATTGGTTTTTTCTTTTAATTGTTGGATTTGTTCATCACTAAGTAGGCGTAGAGCTTCACGAGCTTTGGAATCTGATAGTCCATAGACTAGCTTAACACATTCTATATCTTCACTTTTCTCAGACTTAACCCACTTGGCGAATGGTCTTTTTTGAGACCTCACAGTATTTAGTAAAAAGTCATTTTGAAGCCTCTTTCCAAGGTGGTGCCTTTGATTCATCTCATTCGCATAGATTATACAGTCTTTATGATACGACAAAGAACGGTTGACCATAAATGGTACATAACCTTTCTCTGTAATATCATCAACGATTAATTGTTTCTTGTTTTGAAGAATGGCATTTACATAATCAAATGGGTTACTCATGTTAACATTCTCACTAAGCCGACTGTATCAATAGCAGTAAGTAAGAGGTAATTAGCGACCATACCAAAAGATTTGCGAGTAAAAGCAGCCCACAAATACAAACCACAACCGAGAATCCAAATTGGATATAAAAGAAGTAGCGGTGGGTTAGGTACGGTGAGAGCCATTGTGATAGAGCAACCAATAGAAATTGCCCATGCCAAGAGTTCAACGATAAAGCGTAAAGGGTGGGATTTCCAATCATCATGTATCCATTTGAAAATGTTATAAACTAAATCATTCATTTGAATTCACACCCAACCATCAATTCTGTCAAGCAAGCAACTGTGTTGATTTCTTGGTCAGCAACAAACGCACCTTTGTATTGATAGTCAGCGAGAATTAAAACAGCCTGAGGAATAGATTGAGGCTTTAGAACCTCATACAGATTATCATATAGTTTACGATAGAATGCTGTAGCATCTATATCATTACTTGCAACCCATTTACGAATTGCACCAAAGTCTTTCTCTTTGATATACTTAATGATATCATTAATCGTTACATCGGAGATTTGAGATAGAATGCCTGTATCAATCTTACCAAGTTGCGAGTAGCGTTGCAACTCATTTATCACACGGCGAAAATCTGGAAAGTGCTTCTTGATTAATTCTGCAACTACCTTGTCATCATAGTCAACATTTTCACTTTGCAAAACAGACTGAATTCGTTTCATAAACGCAGAGGCCATCTGTGCCTTCTCACCATTCTTTAGTGCAAAGTCAATAACTGCACACCGACTATGGAGAGGTTCAATCAGTTTGTTTTTGTAATTACAAGTAAAGATGAACGAACAGTTACCTGCAAATTCTTCAATGAAGTTTCTTAGAGCAGGTTGAACTGATTCGGCATTACAGTAATCTGCTTCATCAATGATGACAACTTTTCTGCCGCCTGCAAGCGACATAGACGAAGCAAAGTTTTTGATTTTGGTTCTAAAGGTATCAATCAAGCGACCTTCATCTGAACCATTGATGACCATCACATCACAACCAATTTCTTCACACATGGCTTTTGCAACAGTAGTTTTACCTACGCCTGCACCGCCAGATAAAAGAAGATTGGGTATATTACTTTGATTGACATATTCCTGAAACGGCTTCTTTAGCCGCTCAGGAAGAATACAATCATCAATCTTTTTAGGACGATACTTCTCCGTCCACAATAAATGTTCCATTCACACACCTCATAATATAATAATTAAACAACTCAAGCAGCTTTGGTAAATGTGGAACCTGTTTCAGTTGAAATCCAATATTGCAATTCTACTGTCTTATGTTTGAAGTTAGAAATACCTTTAGACGAGATTTGCACATCATAACCACCGGCAAGCAATCTACTAAGATGCTCTGTCTTAAAGATGAAACGGAACTTATCACCATTACCATCAGAAACTTCTAAGGCATCGGTGTGTGCCGAACTATCAGACGAATCAAAAGCAAGAATTGTTACTTTAGAACCATCAGATTCAACTGCAACTTGTGGTGAACCAAGAACACCAGCAGCTTTCATTACCCAATCAAAATCTTCAGCAGATAGAGAGAATGATACTTCTGGATTAGGCATCGCCAATTGTTTCTCAGGCGGAGTAACAATCATTGTTGGCTCACAAAAGCGATACTTCATTTTGCTACGACCTTTGTTACCAACAATCTTAACTTCTTTGTCACCGAATTCAAATGTTGGGTTGTCTTTGTGTAGCGAAACTACCGATAGAAACTTGTTCAAGTCATAGATACCAAACTCAGTTGGGATATCTTCTTTGATTGTTACTTCAGCAAGAATGTTCTTGCCAGAGGACATGGTCTTTAGCACCTTGCCTTTTTTGAAAAGAATACCTTGGTTGATTGCACCAAAGTTCTTCAATACATTGATTGTATCATTTGATAATTGCATAACATACTCCATATTGTAATTGAAACTTCATTATACTACACTTAAATTTATTTGTCAGGCGAATATTTAACATCGTGTTCATACAGAAACATTAGGCAACACATCGCATGAGCTAAGTGGTGTTTACCAGATTCAGGATCATTTACTTCGCCTTCTTTCCATGCCCACATATGTCTTTGCATGGCATCAAAGTACCTGCGTTTGGAATCTGGTACATATTTCCAATTATCAGGTTCATACTTCTCAGCACCAAATGTGAGAATCTCAACTGTGGCTTTTAATGCAAGTGGTGGTAGTAAACCATATTGTAATTTACCACCATCAAACTTGCGACCACCTGTTGTGGCTGTTTGTGAATCTTTTACTGCTTTGCTTGTCATAACTTACCAGTATATTGTGCAACAGCTGGCATATTACCAGTAAATGCATATGTACCAATATGTTGTGTTCTCATCCAAGGGCATAACCAAATTTCACCACCAATCTTACGCCACATTTGACAGAACATATAATCTTCACTTAGATATCGGTCAGAACCACCGCCAGTAATTGAATCTTTGGTATCAATAACAGTATCAAAGAAGGCATGAATATAACGAGTGCCGTCAAAGTTAGCTTGACCAACATGGTCTGGTTTGTAGTGAATCATTGGATAAGCATCTTTCATCTTTTCAAATACATGACGCTTAATCATCATATGACCAGTACCGATTTCTAAAACATTTAATGGTTCTGATACTTGAAATGACGATGTGCCTTTTACAACATTGAATACATACTCGCCAACTAAGTTCTCTAGTTCACGAGGCTCTAAATCTGGATGGTTTCTAGCTGCATGAGCAACATTACCCCAATTAATAGATTTCTTAGGGTAGGGACCACCAATAACATCTTTATCTAATGCTAGTAAGGCGATAACATCTTTTGGTGAGAAGTGGATGTCCGAATCAATGAACATCATGTGTGTGTAATCTGAACGCAGAAACTCATCAACTAGGTAGTTACGAGCTCTGGTAATAAGTGATTCATTAAACAGGAAAGAAAACTTAGTTTCAATTCCATATTGGTTAAATGTAGTTTGTAAATCTAGGCAAGACTTGATGTATAAACCGTGAGCCATGCCACCATACATTGGAGTAGCAATAAACAGTTTGTGTTTTTTTAATTCTTCAATGTTAACTTGAATTTCCATAATGTATCCATAAAATAAAAAAGAGGAGAGATACTATTATATATCTCTCCTCAACTAGTGAACCTAACTTAAATTAGGCAAATGCACGTTCACCTTGTGAACGGAGAGCAGCGATACCAGCAGCAACGATACGCTTGGTTGGTGAACCTAAGCGATAGAAAGATACTTTATCGCCATTGCTATTGATACGGCTGTTCAAATAGATTGTATGACCTTCGTTACGCAATTCATTGATAGTAGCGGAAGGATTTGCTACACCAAATACAGATTGCATTTTCTGTGCGGTCAACGTGTTATAAGAACCTTCTTTTGACAAATATGCCAATACTTTTGCTTTTGCAGACATTGTAAAACTCCATAATTAAAAAAAATGAACCACGATTTCAGGACATCCGAGAGGTGGTTCAACTCTCAAGATATGTTAATACTAACATACAAAAAAGAGTAAGTCAAGCTTTTTACGGCAGACTTACTCACTATTGCCTCTAATTAGATTTGAATATCGCCTGATGGTTGTTGTTCAGGTAATGTAATATCAACTGTTTGTGCCATCAATGTTTCGGTATTGGCACCAGCATCCACTTTAGAATACAAGTCAAGGAAAGACATTTTGGTGTCATCATCAAAACGATTCAAGCATAACTCAATTGCTTTCATACGATTACCAAACACACCATAGGTCTTACTGATATGTACCAAACGGCGAGTAGAAATCACTTCGTCAACTCCGCCTTCAACAAAGGTTTTACGAATCACATCAGCCCAAGTTACCAATTTCTCGGCAAATTCATCATCGGCTTTACCGTTTGCTTCTAATTCTTTTTTGATAATCTTCTGTTCAACCTTAACAGGAGGCCAATCTTGTTCGTAGGTATTAAGGAATCTTTCTAAGAAAGCCTCATTCAATACATTGGTGAACATATAACGACCATCATCTGAACCTTTACCTTTAGTATTGGCAGTAGCGATGATTGTGAAACCTTCAGCAGGCACAACTAACTCATTCTTCTTTTTGAGCAAGAATGGTTTGCCTTCAAGCACACGCTGTAAACAGGAAAGATTCTGAGCACCATAATCAATCTCATCAATACACAATACGGCACCTTGACGAGCAGCTACGGTAACCGGGCCATCTCGCCATTCCATTTGACCATTAATCAACACAAAGTTACCAAGTAAATCAGATTCATCGGTTTCAGGTGTCATTGTAACGCAACAAAATTTACGTTTTATTTTGGCATTTGCCGGTGCATCTGAATTTGTTTTCCTT